TCCTAATTGCATTTCTCGTCCTAAATTTGATTTGTGAGCATCTGCATTCTTTTTGCACTCACCATTTAAAAAACTGCAAATGTATTCCGAAATAGTTGTTTTCCCGGTCATTTTTTCTTTGCTCCATAAATAAAGAACGGTGTTTAATGATGGATCCAAATCATCTAATTTTGTTTGACTGCAAAAATATTGTAGGTAAATAATTTCAAGGTCGGAAAAATTGTATATCTTTTTGATCCTTTCCGAAATTTCGGTTAACTTTTCATTATCCTGATCCTTAATTATTTTAGCAAATTGTTTTTGCCTTCGTTTCGGTAAAATATGCTCAAACCAAATAAACGTTCCTTTACTCTCTGACCAATCAAATAGCATATCCGGGCTTCTGTATAATGAATAATGTTGTCTATAAATTAATTGGTAATCTATATTTTTATTCTTGCGGGTTTCTTGTTCTGCCAATCCCGGATCAGAAACTATCCGGTAGGCTATTTCCTGTAAAAAACTTGAAATATCATTTTCAGATTTTGGATCAATATACCGGTCTATAAAATCACTGATAAGTTCGTTTGACTTCCAATAATTGCCACCAAATACGATGACATCAGGATATTCAGGAAATTGGTTGACAATTGTTGAATTTAGTTTTGTACCTTCCGGGGTAACTTTTCGTATAGCGTTTTCCCTATCTAATTCCTTTAAGGTTTCGTATTCCATGATTTTAAAATAAGGTTAATTGAGATTCATAAATTCTAAAGCGTTCCAAGGACCTTTTAAAGTAATCTTTATCCAATTCTATTATCGTTAAGTTTCTGCGTTCCATGTGGGCTGCGATTGCATGACTCATGCTTCCTCCGAAACAATCGAGGATGGTATCTGTTGGCTTGGTATAGTTTTGTAAAATCCATCGGTAAAGGTCGATTGGTTTTTGAGTCGGGTGAAAACGCTGCTCCTGTCCTTGAGTTCTTTCTGAATAGATTTGAGCAACTTTGTCAAGACTTGACCATGCATACTCACACATTGCAAAACTTATCCCTTGTGGTTGAATTTTATCCCAAATAATAAAATGCTTGTTTGTTGGTAAACTAAAATAGTTACCTCCCCAAATTATTTGATTATTTGAAACTTTAAAACATAAATTAAAATGATTCGTGTCGGGAGTATTCATATCCCAATTACCATTTTTGTTTTTATATCTTTTGAATCGACCTCCACTATTTACAACACTTTTACCCAATCCATACGGAGGATCGTTATGTATCAAATCAAACTCATTATCTTTCAATCCTGCCATAAACTCATTACAATCCATATTTAAGAATCGAATACTCCTATCATTTGAAAAGTATTCGGTATCGCTAATTTTTATCATGGTTAATGAATTTTAATGTAATCAACTCCGTCAATTCTTTCAATAGCCAGTTCACCGTTTCTTATTTTCGTGTCAATGGTTGGTCTGCTAATCATATATTTTTTAGCATAGTTTGATTTTGACATTAAATCTGTTCTGATTGTTATTCGTTTCATATATTAATTATTTATAATTTTCCCATTTTACTGTTTTAAAAACCGCCTTATGATTAACCCATCTTGCAAATCGTTTTTGATATTCATTTGATTTATCAAATGCCATTACAAATGGATCAATATTTAATTCTCTCAACTTTTCAATTCTGTATAAATCTTGTTCGGGGGTACTCCAATATCCGATTAAAACATAACACATTATTCTATACGGCTTGATATGCTTAATCATTTCTTTAATGTGGGGTATTATGTCATCTTTCGGATTATCCCACGCTATATGTATTTGTTTGTGATGTTTTAGCTTGTTTAAATAAAATGCTTGTTCTTCATTCATAATTCGAACGTCTACACCGTGAAAATTTACGGGTTGCATTTCGTGTATTAAATCTTCTATTGCAAATTTCCAATCAGAATTTGCAAAGAAATTATTATCTAAAACTTCGATTCTGTTTCCGTTCGGATTTAATTTCATAGGTTTAACAGTTTGTATATTCCCTTCCTTTTGCCTGACAATACAAAACGGACAATTTCTAATACAACCCCTTGAATAAAATTGCAATGAAAAGTCATACATGGGATAAATTGAGTAGTCAGGTTCGCAGCAATCTATTTCTAAAGGCAATTGTGTTTTTAAATCATATCCTGATCCACCTTTTATTAATTCATTTGATGTAATCATTGAACTATTTATATCTTCACTAAATTTGAATAATTTGGATGCATATAGCTTATCATACTGTCCGATGGTTGCGTGTTCAACTTGATCGCCTATTGACTTATGATATGTTGATATTTTCATTAATGCTATATTCGGGAATCCGTGACCATCAACATCAATTAATCCTATATTCATTTTACAATATGTTAAAATTAAGTGGGTAAAAAACCGAATCATTCATTCGGCTTATTATATGGGTATTTAGGCTTGATCCTAAAGCGATGCAAACATACATAAAAAGAACTACACAAAATAATATTTTACAAAAAAAGTTTCTATTATTTTATTGTTTATTGTAATTCTAAATAATATAAACACTTTAAAATACTATTTCTAAATTACTTAAATAGTTTTTTAGTTTATTACCATCTTTGTGTTTTATATACGATTTTTGGTAAAAGGAAGAGTAATTTAAAAAAGTTAATGCGACTAATAAATGTATAGTATATGTCCCATATATTCCATCCTTATTAAGAGATATCCTATATCCTCCCCACCCTATTGATTTTTTATAAACTCTTTCTAATCTATTACCATACTTTTTGATAGATTTTACATTGCCAAGCGTACTACATTTATAGTCGTTTTCAAACGTTGGTATTATTTTCCACTTTTCCCATAAAATAAAACCGTAAATTTTTCTTGTATTCATAATAATAAAAATAGCACCAACCCAAAAATCGAGGATCTCACTACCCGATAAATGAAAAGGTGCTTTTAAATTTTTTAATTGCTTTGTGAGATCGCAATTATTAAAAGCAAAGATACAAAATATTATTTTAAAAATAAAATAAAAATGTAGAATTATACCCCATGCAAGTTATTTCCATGCTCATGCAACTTTTACATACCGAAAAAGCCATTCTTGCATTAACAAACGTTAAATAAAAAGCTAACTACCTGATATAGCTACTTTGTAATATTTTTTTTAACTAATATGCAAATGCAAGTAGTTTGAAAACTCTATAAAAGCCTATATGTTAATAACGATTAACATAATCCCATTAGCTATTTCAATTATCCCTATTTATTACATATTAGTTAAAAAACAGTATATCAAAAGTATTATATACCTATATATTAGTCAATTACAAATTTACATATTTTAAACTTTATGTAAAAAGCCATTTTAAAACTTGCATGGTAGTTAAAAAACTATGTAAAAACACCCTTTTGCTATGTAGGAAATTTTTTTCAACTCCAATTTATTGCATGGTAGTTAATTTTTTGACCCATTTTCTTACCTCATTAACATTCTTTACTTAATTATTTTCACTTAATTTTCTTCTTTTAAAATTGCAATCATTGCAAAACATCCCTGTTTTTTTAACAATTATGCAATAAATGGAAAATTAACATTCATTTCTTGCATAGATAATTCATTTCTTGCATACCTCTAATTACCCTAAATCATCCCCCAATCATCCCCACCCTACCAAAATATTCACAACTTTACACCTTTTTTGTTGCATATTCCAAAATCTTTTATTTACTTTGCTAATTAATTTATTAACAACTTTTGTATATGGACACCCCCATACCTACCACTGAAACCAAAATAATCAAACTCACCCCTAAACAGGAAATATTCTGCTATGAATATTGTATTGATTTTAATGCAACAAGGGCGGCAAAAGTGGCGGGCTATAATGAAAAAACGGCAAAAGTAATTGGTTGTCAAAACTTAACAAAACTTTACATTAAGGATCGTATCAAATATATGCGTGATAATTTGGCAGAAACAGCCGGAATATCAGCACTTAAAATCATCAATGAACATTCAAAAATTGCCTTTTCTTCTTTTGCAAATATGAAAGATGGCTGGATGTTATTGAAAGATTTTGATAATTTAACAGATGCTGAGCGTGCATGTATATCTGAAATTCAGACAAAAGAATCCCGGAGGGCAGATGGTGGGGATGGTATTATATTAGAAGAGTGGGTTAAAATTAAACTTTGGGACAAACAAAAATCCCTGGATAGCCTTTCCAAAATATTGGGCTATGATGCACCGGTTAAAATGGAAGTAAAAACAACAATGATACAATATCCCGAACTAACACCCGAACAAATAACACAGGCGGTTGAAAGCCTTTAAAGAAAATATAATTTCTATACCTTTAGCCAGGATTAACTTCTGGGCTTTTTGTTGTTACTATGATGAGGATTTTTTTAGGCATAAAAGAAGATTTTTTAAACCAGTTGCCCTATTATTTCAAACCGTTATAAATGAGTATGTCAAAGGAAATGCAATTTCTATCAGTGTTTCAATGCCTCCTCGATCCGGGAAGTCCTACGTTACTTCACTTTTTGCAGCGTATTGGCTTGCCCGGTTCCCTGAACTATCCGTTATGCGTAATACATGTACAGCAACCCTTTACCAAAAATTCAGTTATGACACCCGCAACATCATCCGGTCAACAAAATTTAGTGAGGTATTCCCGGAAATTGAATTGCAACCTGACAAACAAAATTTGGATGGGTGGTCATTAACAAAGAGTAAACAAGTAGGGTATTTCGGTGCCGGGGTTGGTGGTACTATTATTGGATTTGGTGCAAACCTTGCTATTACTGATGACCTTTATAAGTCAATGCAGGATGCAATGTCAACCACTACCAACGCATTTGTAAAGTTATGGAAAGAGTCAGCACATGATTCACGTAAAGAAAAAAATTGTCCTGAAATACTTATTGGAACAAGGTGGACAAAGGACGACATAATCGGGGATGCAATCGAAAAGAAACATTTATTTAGTAGTACAATTATTCAGGCACTTATCAACAATGAAACATTTTGCAGTGATGTAAAATCAACAGCGGAATACTTACAGATCAAAGAACGCATTAGTAAATCAACATGGAATGCAGAGTATATGCAGGAGCCGTTAAGTGTTGAGGGTCTATTACTCCCTATTGAATTACTTAAATTTGCCGACCTATCCAACATCCCCGAAGAAAACATCGTCTTTAAATTTGGGGTGGGCGATCCAGCTGATACCGGGGGCGACAAATTTTCATTTCCATTTTTGCACGTTGCTATTTATGAAAATTCAATTGTGTGTTACGTTAAGGACGTTATACATTCGACCTATGGCATTGAAGCCAATACCGAACGCATTATAGATAAAACAAAAGAACAAGGCTTACAAGAGCTTTATTATGAATCAAACGGGGTTGGGATAGCCGCAATTCTACTAATAAAAAATAGGTTGAACGAACATCAACGTCTCCGTGGGTTCGCCTCTACCATAAATAAAGAGGTTCGCATACTTTCCCATTATGAATTCGTTCAAAAATATTTTGTTTTTGATTCTAATTACGAACAAAATCCGGAATATAAATCATTTATCAGCGATTTAGTAAGTTATTCGAAAGAAGGGGATAACAAGCACAAGAAGGATGCTATTGATGTATTATGTTCGGCGGCTCACATTTTGAAAGTAAAGTACAAAACTATGTTGTATAGCACATAAAAAAGGGCTATTAAATTAATAATAATCCTTAGTACCACTTATACAAATCGTCTGTACAAACTATTGTATCAATCACCCTGTGGCTGGTTCAATCGTGAATATTTTATTTCCCATCAACAAACTCAATCGCTTGTTTTTCGGTTAATCCGTGTTTGATAATCCTTTCCTTAACATCCTTCTTGCAAAAAGTACAGCGTTTAATTTCATAAATGTCATACCTTAATAGTTTAATCGGATATCCTTTTACGTGTACTTTTTTAGGTTGAACCGAATGAATAATAGATTGTTCTTTATGCCTGCAATACTTCTTAACTACCTTCAAAAATAAGTCTTTAATTAGTCCCATAGTATTTAGTTTATTAATTTTTTAAATATCTATAATGTTACTTCACAATCCCCGGTAGCAGAATGAGAATTTTTATTTGTAATCATAAATTCACTACACAAATTTTCAAGTGAATAGGAAGTTAAATTATATGCAGACTTTGACATTTTCATAGTATCATGTTTAGTGAATGTAGAAATTGACAATCCTTTGAAACGGTTTAAAATGTATTCGATTCTCGGAATATCAAATACATCTGAGTTATGCCCGATTAACCGTTCAATTTTGTTATCATTTAAAAACGAAACTATCTTTTCACATGCTAACTCAATATCAATGCCATTTTCAAGCTGATCAATGGTTATACCATTCACTAACATAGCATCTTCCTTATAAGATACCAATTCAGATAAATCATCCCTCAAATAAGGCTTAATATAGAATTGAAGCCTATCAATTTCATTGAATGATTCATCGATTGCGATCATTCCAATTTCACAAATCCCATTTTTAGTGATTGAAAAACCACCCGTCTCAATGTCTAAAATTGCATACATATTATTATTTATTTATATTTGTTTAAATCCTAATATCTCATTCAATAATCGTTGCCTTGGAACGTTAAATTTAATCCCGATCTCCGTAGTCAATTCCAAATTACACGGAATACCCAACACACTCACATATTCCCGAATAGCCAACAAATACGGTTCAAGATCCACATCATTTTCAATATTATCAACTACACTAATCAAATATGTTTTCCCTCTCAATTTTGGAACGTGTCCCTTTGGGAGTCGACCACCTTTACACATTCGAATCACTGTACTGTTGCTCTTTTCAATCTTAAATTCTCGTCTATATTCAGCGATAGTGTATTGATTCATATACATATTAGATTTAAAATGAATTTTGTAATGCAAAGATAAATGTATTTTTTCATTAAAATATTATATTTGCCAAAAAATTATTAGAAAATTGTGAAAATAAAAGACATTGTTAATGCTTCGAAAATTGCGTTTGCTGTATTGAAAGAGAATTTAACTCTTTCAAACATGGATAAAATGACAGATGACCAATTTTCTGCATTTACAGGATCGTATAATTCAGATAGTAAATATATTTTCAATCAAATAGGCACATCTTTTCAAACAGCAGCATATGACAATTGCCCCCCTTTACAATCAATAATTAACAAAAAGGCTCAGGCGATTACAAAGGGTAAATTGATTTGTGTTGACAGTGAAGAAAATGTAATCACATCAAAGGCGTTTGATGAGGCAATGAAAATACTCAGGAAGCCAAACGCATACCAAACAAAAAACCAATTTGAGCGAACACTTGAAACGTTTATCAATGTCTATGGTGCTGCCTATGTTTACAAGGTGAAGCCGGTAGGCTATGATAAAATCACAGGACTGATAATTATTCCTAACAATTGTATCACAATATCCTACAATAAGCCTTCAAATATTTTAAGCAACCAAGCAAAATTGATCCGGTATTATTCGATTACCATTTTCGGAATGACATTTATGTTAAGCGGCGATGATACCGATTTGATTTATGAAATTCAGGATACAAGCTGCAACCTTACACAAGGGTTTGAAATGCAACCAAAAAGCAGGATTGATGCATTAAGAAAACCAATACAAAATATTATTGGATCTTTGGAAAGCCGAAACCATTTGATTAAAAGGCGTGGTGCCGATGTGTTGTTAAGTCCTCAAGCAGGCAAAGGCGAATTAGGAATGGGCAATGAGTTTACTACTGAGCAAAAATTAGAAATTCAGCGAGATTATGAGCGTTATGGATTGCTAAACAATCAATTCAGCACAATGATTTCTAAGTATCCTACAACCGCTTCCAAAATTGGAATGGATGTCAGGCAATTAGGTTTATTTGATGGCGAAAATGCAGATCATAGGGCAATATCTCAGGCATTTGGTGTTCCTATTCCTTTAATCGGATTACCAGATACAACAAAATTTAATACCTATTTAGAAGCCAAAACAGAATTTTATGAGGATACTATCATACCGGACTCAGAAGTAATAAGCCAGGCATACGATGTTCTTTTTGATTCTGAAAAATATGGATATAAATTTTATTATGACTATTCTCATTTAGAATGTATGCAGAAGTCAACAAAAGATTCGGCAATGGGATTCAAAACGATGGTTGACGGATGTGTATTGGCTGTAACTAATGGAATGATGAAGGTGGAGGATGCAACAACCGTAATTAACGATTTTATAAAATGATACCACAGGACAAAAAATTAACCGACAAGGACATTAAAAAAATTGTCGAACAAAAGAAAAAACAAATTGATTCAAATCAAATAATCAATAAATGAAAGAGTTTGCAACAAAGGATCAACTTTTTAAATATTTAAAGGACAATAAAAGTCTTTTAATGGCAGAGAAAAAAGCAGCATTAAAATGCGCCGATGCTCTTTCTTATGGTTCTTTATCAACTTCAGGCATAACAAAATCGGGAATTAATAAAGCAATTGCAGAAATTGAAGCACCCGAACTTGATAAACTAAAAGTTAAAATTGTAATCAATACTACTAATTTACTTGACTCGCACGGTGACGTACATATCCCAGGACTTTGGAATAAAACCTTAAAAGAACAAAAGTTAATTTATCACATTCAGGAACATTGTTTGAAATTTGAAAATGTAATAAGCGATGATGTCATCGCAACGGCTCAATCGATGTTATGGTCAGAACTTGGCGAATCGTTCACCGGAAAAACAGAAGCCTTAATTTTTGATTCGGTAGTTAGTGAAGATCGTAACGAGTTCATGTTTGAACAGTATTTGAAAGGATATGTTAAACAACACTCAGTAGGGATGCGATATGTTTCATTATTTCTTTGTATCAACTCCATGGATGCTTATTATTCAGGCGAAAAAGATAATTGGGATAAATATATTACGCAAGTTGCAAACGTTGAACAGGCAACAGAACAGGGGTATTTTTGGGCGGTTACTGAAGCTAAATTAGTAGAAGGTTCAGCCGTAGTACTTGGATCAAACAGTGCAACCCCAACTTTACAAGTAAACGAATTTGTGCCGTCAGATGACACACAAAATAAGGATAAGACAGCCGAAATATTCACTGCCGACGAATTTAAAAAAGAATTAAAACAATTATTAAAAATTTAAAAACTAAAACTCATGACTCCAGAAGAAATGAAAGCCATATTGGCGGAAGAAACAAAAGCGTTCAAAGAATCCTTAAAGGATTTTTCCTCAAAAGAGGATATGAATAAGGCGTTAGCAGAATTTAAAGCCGACATGGAAAAGAAACTTGAAGGCAGTGTCGATGCAAAAGCATTTGAAACTCTTGAAAAAGCAATCATCAAACAAGGTGAAGCATTAGCAGCATTGAAATTACAAGGCGGAAACGCACCCGAAAAAACACTGAAACAGTTGCTTACCGAAAACAAAGAAGCAATTGATAAAATGATTGAAGAAGGTGGAGCCGGGCGTATTGAAATTAAAACCACTACAAAGGCGATTTCAGGTGCAAGTGTAACATCTGATACGAACGCTTATCGCATAGCAGGTTTACCAGGTGAAATTCACAGGGGAGTTCCTTATTTACGCAACTTATTTCAGGTTGTAAATTTGGGCGGAAATACTCACGGATCAGTAAAATGGTACGAACAATTATCGGTAACTAACAACGCAAGCACAACCGCCGGAGATCCTCGTTCAGTAGGCACAGCATCCAACTTGACTTGGGTTGAAAAAAATATCAGCGGAAAACGTATTGTTGATTGGTTAAAAATTGGAATGGACTCTTTGAAGGATGTTGATTTCGTACTTGGCGAAATTCAGCGTTTAGTTGAACGTAATATGCGTTTAAAAGAAAATGACCAATTGTTAAACGGCGATGGAACCGGAAATAACATCAAAGGTATTATTTCATATGCTCAGCCATTGGTAACATTGGGAGGCGGAAACATAACTAATCCAAACATCGTGGACATGACAGGTAAAATTGTTACTCAGATTGTAAATGGTCAAATGGGTGCCGCAAATCCTAATTATTGCATCGTTAATCGCGTTGATACGGACAAATTGCGATTTGCCAAAACATCACAAGGAGCTTACGTTTTTCCTCAGTTCGCAATGGGTACAGGAATGAATACAATGGCGGGTGTTTCAGCTGTTGAAAATCCTTTAGTTACTGCAAATACATTTTTAGCAGGTGATTTCTCTCTTGCCACTCTGTACGTATGGGATGACCTTGTTATTGAAATTGCACAAATCGAGGACGATAAAAAAACAGGCATGACTACTATTTTAGCTTATACCCGTGAAAATTTACGTGTTCAAACTGTAGATGCACAGGCATTTGTTTATGTTCCAAATGTAAACAACGCATTAACTGCAATGGCTACTGGTGTTGCAACAGTGTAATCAGAGTAATTTAATCTTAACTATAAAGGGTTGGTCAAATCGACTAACCCTTTTTTAATATTAACTTTCCAATGGACAACATAATTGATTATCAATATTTTTGGGGAAAACTTAAACTACCCTATTTAAATATTTCGCCATTTAAAGACACCCCCTCATCTCAAATTGCATCTAATGAAATAATGGAGTTGAACAGGAATATTGCCAGGTACCAAAAGGAATTTCTTATTAATTTATTTGGAAGTGAAGTTGTACCGGCGGAGGTTACTGGTTATTTAACGGACACTGCATCATTTATTTCACCACTTGCAAACTACGTATTTTGTAAGATACTTCCCAATAATCAGAGCACTGCAACGGCTTCAGGGGTAACAGTTAAACAAACAGAAGTTAGTCAGGTTGTTTTATCTCAATCAAAATATTCAGATGCGTGGAATGAGATGGTAGAAATGAATTTAATTATCAGGTCAAAGATTGACGAGTTAAATTTAACGGATACTTACCCTATCAGCATTTATTTTGAAGGTACGGAATACAAGAGGGATTTCTTCAGTAAACAATACTTCATATGATAATCACAGGTAAAACCAAACTCAAGGAAATGACAAGGATTTCACCGATCCTAAATCTTACCAATACCGACATATTAAAAGAATGTTCAAAATTTACTATGCCGGATAAAATAAGAGGAATTACACCCCTCAAATTTTATGATATGTCATTTAATAATTTAGGGTGGTTGTGGGATATTAAACAACCTAACGAGTTAATGACTGCTATTGTAGAAATATTCTTTTACTCAAAATTGAACCGGTTTAAAAAGTGGATTCATAAAGACTCTGAAAAATGGGCAGCACGTTGGCTATTTAATGCCCCCTTAATTGATTTCTATAATTTTGCAAACGAGGTATCAACCCGAATCAAACAAGAGGCAGAAGAGTTTAGTAAAATGAAATTGGATTTATCGAAAGATGAAAAAGCAGCCGGTTACGGACAGCCTGATAAAGATTCAATTGCAAAAATGAAAGATAGTTTTGCACGTAGGCAGGGGATAAGCTCATTGGAGGATGCAGGGAATTATTCATGGACTATTTACAGATTTGTTTTCCGTGTTGATATTGAAGAAGCAAACAGACAAAGAAAGTACAACGAAATAATCAGTAAAAAGCAAAATAAATGACAACATTCGATACGATATTTCAAGATTGTGCCCGAAAAAGCGGTTTTTCGTGGGTTTTTGCTTATGGTCAAAAGGATAAAAATATTCTAACAGACCGAAATATTACCGACTATCCCTGCATTTTACGAACCTTTAATGAACCATTACAGCCTTTATTTGATCCACAAAGAAGAGTGTCCCGGGACTTGAGTCTTTACATTATTCATGTAGGATTCAAACAGGTATCATCCGAGGATATTAACGCAAATTTAGAACAAATAATGTTCTCATTTATGGATTTTCGCAACCTATTAAGGAGTAAAGGTATTGAATGCACTCTTACTCAAAAGCCTTTCCCGAATTGGCAGAATTTAGATTGTGATGAATACGGATATGTCTTTAATATTACATGTACTTACAGCTTATGCCTCAATTAATCGGTCAAAAAGTAACGGACGTTTTAGCATTCGAGGGCAATATTTACAAACTAAAAGTTGTATCAAATATCCTTAAGGCAAAGAAAAATCGAAGCGGAGAAACGGTTCGAAGCATTCGGGTTGATACTCAAAATCAGGATTTAATTGTTTGGGGTCGTGAAAATTTCCACAACATGGAAACGGGGATAAGTCCTCAAGAGATGAAAGCCTCAATATCAACACTAAGTTATTTATCAGTTAGAAGCAATATAGCTGCATGGAGTAAATACTTACCTTTAGAATTTGTAAACGTTAAAGAAAGATTTATGTTTGCTTCAAACGTAGTAAGAAATATAGGTGAAAAAGGCTCTTTACTATTCCAACAAGGAGGTCGAAAAGATATTTATTCAAATGAAGAAGAAGCACTCTTAAAAAACATTTCCGATAAAGTAGGTCAAATAATCGTTAACACACAAATATTATGATAGTAGCTTTTTTACCCGAATACCGATATATTTTCAATCCAAATATCATTAAGGTAACGTGCTCCGATACAACTAATTCAACAAAGGAAATTACACTAACAAGCAATGAGATAACCCTTAAAAGAAATTGTATTGCATCGGTTGCCTATTTCGATTTATCGGTAATCTTTGAAAGTTATTTTTCGGGATCAGATTTTAAAATTGATTATTCAGAGCCATACGCAGATCCATTTTACAATGATTGCTTTATCACAATTTCAGCACCAGACGAAACAACTATCACGGATCAACATTTTTCATTAAGATGGGGAGCGTACCAATTTGACGAGGCAGAAATTGAAAGTATTAAATTTCCGTATTGGCCGGGCTTACCTTTTGCATTTAATTGTGATAAGAGTTATAACCTGTTTAATCAAATTGGTGGAGGTTTATCGGGTATTACAGGAAAAATGATCCCTTTTACAAGTACGGTTGCATTTTCTTTTGATTTTTGGACTGATTCAGCACACGAACAAACCCTCACATTTTACCCTGAAACAAACATTAGCGGTCACTATTTGCGATGGGCCGATGCTCATGGTAAACTATTTCACTATATGTTTTATAAAAATAGGGATACACTTTATCAAAAGGATATTAAAACATCCATTGAAATTCCCGTTTACCCATCATCTTTAACCGATTCAGAGGGAGGACGTTCAAAAATAATTAGTAAATCAGTACAACGTACCTTTTCAGCATTTACGAGCTGTGACAGCGATATATATCCGTATGTTGAAAGTATTGCATCTTCTTTGATAGTTGCAATGTATGTGAATAATAAATGGGTTGGTGTAAAGATTTCAGATATGAAGGTACAGCCTAAAAATGCTTACTTAATTGATATGGAATTTACAATAGAAATGCCAAAAGATTTTATTCAATCGAGATAATAAATAAACAATGACAAAAGAACTATTCATAAATGGGTTAAAGGTTGAATTAGATGATTCAACTAAAATGGATCTTCAATTCAAGTCTTTTTTATTTAGTACTATTTCAACCGTGCAAGGGAATAGGACATGGACTGTATCACTCCCAAAATCATCAACTAATTTAAAGGCAATTGAAAACATTCAAAGTTCTGATTCAGATTCAATATTCCCTTATCGAAAATATTCAGTTACCTATTATGAAAATGGATTTCGGCTTATCAATAATGGGAACGCTGTTTTAATCCGTATTTCTGATAGGATAGAGTTTTGTTTTACGTTCGGGTTGATTTTGGATCAGATTAAACTTTTAGGAACAAAGAAACTAACTGAACTAACAGAATTGTCAACTGAGTATTTAACTTGGAATAGATATATTAAATATAACGACATATCAAGCGGTTTCGGATGGTGTAATTGGTTTGATTTCACGAATGAAGATCGAAGTTACAATCCGATAACTGGAAATCCTGATATACCCTCACAAGTTACTCATCCTACTGTTATGTTTTGGTGGATACTTACAAAGATTGCAACTGAATTTAGTTTGAATTTGGATAGTTTGATAAACTATTTTAATTATTCAACAGGTGCTACTGGGTATTATATTGGATCTCCTTTAAAATCAAAAAATGGAATAAGTGCAATAAATGTATTAAAATCATGTTCAGCATCAGAACAGCATATGGATGATATAACTCGAATGGATTTTCATACATCATCACTTACTTACTTTGTTTTGGATAGTGCAATATATTTTACTAAAATATATAAGGGTGTTTCAATGAATATTGCAAACATGAACTATTCTCAATTTATTACACCGGACCACATATCTGATGTTGAGATTCAAATATGTACTAAAGATTCAAGCAATAATGAAATAGTAATTAAAACACTCGATAAAACCCCATCTACAGGATTAACAAATCATTATACCTTAACTAACTACTCTTTTATTTTAGATAAAGAATTTGATAGCTTTTATTTTAAATTATCAGGGTATTCAAGTGGTGGGGTTGGAGCACAAACATTGACATTTGATTGCAGTTGTAATTCTGCAATATATAGTCCTATTATAGATTTATTGCATGTGTTCCCTGGATATGTTGGAATTGGATTTTTCCCAATCATTCCAAACCTGACGGACATGACGTGTGCAGATTTCATTTTGCAGTGTTCGCAAATTGCCGGGGTATTTCCACAGAATGAAAATGACAATCCATCAATTATAGATTTCTATTCAGCACAAACTATTTACGATAATATACCAAATGCAGTCGATTGGTCTGATAAGTTGATTAAGAAAAAGGATAGGCTTTCAGAGTTGGAAGATGTGGTTTTTACGGTTGGAAGTTATGCAAAGAAAAACACTTTAACTTATAAAAATGGTGATGTAAGTACTCAATTGGTCGGATCAATAAATGTTGATAACGATAATTTAGAAGATGAGGCGAAACTTGTTGAACTTAAATTCGCAGCCGGTAAACGATTTTCTGATTTGGATAATACTATTGATTACCCGCTTTATGATATCAAAATTACTGATGGAGTATTAACCACCACTGAAAAAAATCAAAGTGATGATATTATCGCAAGGGTTATGAATATCGGAGGGATAAATAAACTATTTTGGACGTCTAATTTACAATTTGCTGGCATTGTTTTATCAGATAATTACGCATCTTATCAAAAAATAGTTGAAAAACCTCGTTACCTGAAGGAAAATTTCTACTTAAAACCACAGGATATTCAAGGAATTGACTTGAAAATACCTATTTACTTGAAACAATATGGCAAATATTATGCAATTATGAATTTAAATTACAGTGAATTAACCTCAGTTGTTGAACTTTTGGAAGTAAAAAATATCTAATCCTATGAATGAAGAAAAAATAATTAAGGTAACCGTCCCAATTGGGGATGCTATTGCACAGATTACTGCTTTAACATCTGAAATGGCAAAGTTAAAAGCTATTCAGGATTCCAATACTCAATCAACTGAAAAAGATAGGCAACAATACGAGGCTAACAAAATAGTCATTAAAGATTATGCAAATCAAAAAAGGCAGTTAACAAATGAGGTCGCAAAAGAAATTCAGTCGAGCAATCAGGCATTAGGTGTTTATCAAAAATTACAAAATCAGTATAGTAAAGCAGCGGCAGAGGCTAAAAATTTAGGGGCGGCAGTTGCTCAAGGTGATACATCGCTAACAGGTGCATTCAACAAAGCATCTCAAAAAGCATTTGATTTAAGCGAAAAGTTAAAGGCAGTTGATAAGTCGGTTGGACAAAATCAGCGTTCAGTTGGCGATTATGGTTTAGTATTACGTGGATTGCCTGGTATTTTTGGCGAAATGGCAGAAAAAGGGCAAAGTATTTTAGTGGCATTAAGGACCCGATTTGAAAGCGTTAAAGATGCAACGATGATGTTCTCTGAATCGCTATCAGTTTCAAAGGTTGCACATGAAGAGGCAGCAGTTGCGGCAGTTGCGGCATCAACCGCAGAGGCAGAACTTGCAGCAAGTGAATTAGCAGGGACAGCAACGGCATCACAAGCAGCAGCAGCAGAGACAGCAAGGGCAACGGCAACATCAGCCGCAACAGTTGCAACAGAAGCGGGAAGCGTCGCAATGAAAGTATTTAAAATAGCTTTGGCAAGTACGGGAATAGGCATTTTATTAGTCGCTGTTGGTGCTTTAGTAACTTATTTTACTTCCACAAATGAGGGTGCAAAACAATTCCAACGGGTTATGTCCGGGGTTAATGCCGTTATTCAGGAGGGTGTAAAATTTATGGGTTCTTTGGGTAAATTAATTGTTGATGTATTGACCGGGAACGTAAAAGAATTAGGTTCAGATATTAAAGCAATTGGTGATAATTGGAAAAACGCAAGCGGAAATATAAAGGAAAATTACGAATTAGGTAATAAAATAGCCGATCAGCGTCAAAAACTCACAAAAGCAGAAAGGGAGTTTTCGACAGAAAAGATACGGCAACAGGGTATAATTGATGTATTAGCTCTTAAAATTAGACAATCGGATACTACTCCTGCGCAAAGAAAAAAGGCAGCCGATGAAACTATGCGAATTGATAACGAATTGCATAAAAAAGAAATGTTTTTTGCAAATGAAAATTTAAGGATTACGCAACTCGAACAATCCGTTAAATCTAAAAAAGATTTACAGGCAATTGCGGACGCTAAAAATAGAGTACAATCAGTCATAGCAGAAGATAACCGATTTGAACAATCGGTTAAAAATAGGGTTGGACGTGTTAATAATACTCTTGCAAAAGCAGCGGACACAAAAGAGGCAAGAGAAATAAAAAGCACTCAAACACTTATAAATGAACGTGCAAAAGTTTTAGATAATGAAAATAAAATTGAATTACTTTCTGAAACAATTTACAATAGGCGTGCCGAAAAAATTAAAACACTTTACAATGATGAAATTTCATTAATCAATAAACAGGCTTCGTTTGAGAAATGGTCAATTGACAAAATCGATACAGCAAAAGAGGTTGCAAAAGATAAGGAAGAAAAACGACTTCAGTCAATTGCAACTATTCGAACAAATCTTATCATTGAACAAATGCAGACTGATTTAAAAATTATTCAGTTGGCGGAGGACGAAAAAACAGTTATAAGCGGAAAATCATACCAAATGCAAAAGGATGATTTATTGCGAAATTATAATGCTTCGATGGCTTCAAATGCTTTGAAATTGGCAAACGATAAGGAGTATGTTGATCAATCCTTGTTAATCGATCAGCAATATAGTACCGATAAGGCTAATTTAAACAATAATATATCTGAAAGCAAGAAACAATTACAACTAAATGACATTAACAATCAGTTAGAGACGGCGCACACGGGAATTGACCTTGAAACACAATTAAAAAAGGATGCTCTTAATTCTCAAATGCAGGACGAATTAAGAAATACGAATTTAACAGAATCGCAACGATTAAACATAATAAAAAAATATGAAACACTTGCAAGAAATTTAGACCGGGCATCCCTCGATTTTAAATTACAAATTGCCTTACAAACCGCTAATAGTTTAGCTGCAATTTTCGGGAAAACAACAAAGGCGGGTAAGGCAGCGGCATCGGCAGGAATTGCGATAGACTCAATTGCAGGGGCTATAAAGGCTTTTAACTCCATGGCTTCTATTCCTGTTGTAGGTCCTGTTTTAGGTGGAATCGCAGCAGCCGGAGTTATAGCAACGGGAATACAATCAATTAAAGATGTATGGGCGGTAAGTGACACGGGTACAACAGGTATTTCGGGTGGTTCATCCGCATCAACTCCAACTTTACCACCCGACACCGCATCAAAAATGGCTTCTCCTTTATCTGGTTCAGTAAGTGGAATTTCAAGTTATGGAGGTGCAAATGTGATCACTTCAGGAGCTGCAACATCGACGAATATATCAAACCAAACGCCTGTAATTGTAAAACCGGTTGTAGAATTATCCTTAGTCGAATTAAAAAGACGACAAGACCAGGTCAATTTTATTGATAATATTTCAAGTGTAAAGGCGTAATTGCATTACAAAATTCATATTTTGTACTATAAAATAATAAAAATATATATTTGCAAAAAATTAAAACAATTTAAAAAATAAAAATATGTCAAGACCTTGTATTTCTTCAACTTTGGATGCACCTATCAATTCAGGTTGCATAAATCAGGTAGTCGGTATCGAAACCGATGCAATTCTTATCTCAAGGAAATTAATCAATAAAGCAACATTGGCTTTTGATGCCGATTCTGTTGTATGCAATACCCTTGCATTAACTTCCGGACATGGTCAAAAGGTTACTGTTAGCGGTGACATGCCTTATAAGGACACTAAGGTTGATGGTAAGATGGGTACCTATATTCAGCTTTTTGATTCTTCTTTTGGATTTCCAATTTTGGAAAATTCTCCGGCATCCGCTCGTCAGATTCTGCAATTAGGACAAGACAAATATTTGGCAGTTGTACAATTCAAAGGCTATGATCCTGCAAAGAAAAACAAATACGGGATTATCGGATTGAACCGTGGACTTCAATTTGAAACCGCAAACCTGGCATTTGATACTCAAGAAAATTTTGGATATAAGGTAACACTTAAAGAAACAGAGGGACTTGTTCCATTATTCTTTTATTGGCCAACCGCAAATACAGAAGCGGCCGCCGACGCTTGGTTTGCTTCATTACTTGTATAATGGCTTTTAGTTATCGAGATGCGTTTAATGCAAAGTCATTGAGCGCATCCGATAAGCAGGAAATACAAAACGCTTATCGAACCGTTTTCAAAAAGGAATTGAACGTTAATACTAAATGTCGGTCCTGTTATAACGATGCGCTTTTGGAGCTGATCAATTCTGATAAAAAAGGTTATCAATTACTTTCAGGGGTTGTTATCGTACACGAAGGCGTAATTTATACAAGACATTCCGAAACGTTACCCCCTGAACTTATCGAACTTCACAAAGATAAAATGATAAAACTATGATTGATTTCAATGCATCACTCAACACTAACATAACAAATTTGTGTCCTCAAATTGTTGGAGTTCATGAAAATGCGTACATAATCCCAAGAAAAAGCATTCAAAATAAATATTTGACAGATGTCGAATGTATTTTTGATATAATTGATAATTTGATTTCTGTATTTGTTCCGGGGGATTTGCCATATAAACCAACATCTTCGGGTAAAAATTTACCTCGTGGAATTGTTAAATATGATAAGACTGTTGAATTTTTCTTTCTTGAAAATACAGCGTTAACCCAAAAACAAATTTTACAACTTCAAAACGATAGTTGGGTATTAGTATTTAAAGATAACAACGAACAAAATTTAGTTTTTGGATTAGAATCCGGATTAAAATTTAAATCGAGTTCACAAGAATTTAATTCAACCGATACGCACGGTGGTATTGTTGTGGTTATGGAGGAATTAAACGTGAATGTTCCTATGATTTTTACCACTAATGCAATTTATGACCTGATTAATTATGAGTTTGTGCATGGTCTTACAATTGGGAATACAGGTGTATTTGTTGCACAAGTTGATCCAACTACAAAAATAACCGTAAAGGGAAACACCAATTATTTTGAGTCGAGTTTAGGCTTAATTAATGCGATGTTAGACCTTGGAACTATTGAGGTTATAACTATAAAATACGACAAAAGAACTTCTATTTTAAATTTAGGAGATACAAATTATAATGATGGTTTTTCAAATGTTACAGGATCTTTAAAAGTTGATTTTTCGGGCAACTTATCAATTGATGGGTGTGTTGGTATTACGAGCGTATATGGCGAAAATGTTTCTTATTTTGGCGGAAATGGTTGTACCGGATTAACAAAAGTACACCTACCATCTATAACTTATGGAGATTTTGAAAATTGCGGATTAAGTGCTTCATTAATTGAATCAATTTTGCTTGAGATAGTTTTTTATGGTAATTATTCCGGAACATTAATTTTAGTAGGTAACTACTCATATATTTTATGGACAGCAAAAACGAAAAAATATTACGATATTTTAATAAGTCGGGGTTGGACAATAACAAAAAGCACCGTTTAAATTAACAATAATATTTCAACAAAAAATCAAAGTCCTATCTATCTTTAAAAATGGGTAGGACTTTTTTAATAATAAAAATATGACACTAAAAACAGTCTTTCAGGGAGATTCTGTAACTATTGGATTTAATCTGATAGGTTATGATGTTGCAAGGATTCAGGATCTTAAGATATATTTAGGATCGATTTTATACCCTCATACAATTGATGGTAGCGTAGTTCGATGTGAATTAAGCTCTGACTTAACAGCAAATTTACTTGGAATTAAACCAATATTTTTTTGGATTGATGATACTGTTTTTGGGGTTAAAAATTTTAATGCCGGAGATATTGATTTTAGTTATGCAAATCCGGTTCATAACGGATCAATAAATAGCGGATTTGATGTAATTGTAAATTTAAATATTAATCAAACTGAAATATTGGTAGATAGTGTTTTGTTTGATTACTTTAGAGGGCAAAACGCTTATGAAAATGCAGTTTTAGGCGGTTATTCGGGTACTGAATCAGAATTTAATGTAATGATGTCCGGCTTTCCAAATCAGGAACAAACTCGAATAAGTAACGAAAATGAACGCATTTCATGGTATAATGTCGCTATAAATGCGATAAGTTCGGCACTTTCAACTATTACTGGCACAAATGCAGAAGTAGTTTCGCAAGAAGCAATAAGAATTAATTCTGAAAATATAAGGATAGATTCAGAAAATACCCGTGTATCATGGTATAATACGGCTGTTAGTTGGTATAATAACGCTGTAGCGGCTACTGCAACAGCTATCAGTAACGCAATTACAGCAACTACACAAGCTAACGCAGCACGTGATGCCGCAAATGCAGCCGCAAATGCAGGAGGTAGTCCAAAAGATAGCTACTTAACTTTAGCAGCATTACAGGCAGCTTTCCCAACAGGGGCAACAGGAATATATTTGGTCAAATCCGATGGTCATTGGTACTCATATAAAAATTCTACTTGGACAGATGGTGGTGTCTATATGGCTAATCAAAACGATGATTACTATAATGTAACTGTAAATATTCCACTATCAGCAGGTAATTATTATACTCCATTAACCGCACATACGGAAGTTCCTTTGGCAAATCGATCAATAGGAAAGGTTATCACGTATCTTACCGCTTTAAAGGAGGTTGACAGACTAACGATTATGCATATACCCACTCTGTCAGGTAATGTCGTTGTGACTCTAAATGGGGTTGATTTCACCATCGCAATTTCAACAGTAACGGAAACAACTAATGCTTTAGTGGCTGCAAAAATAGCAAGTGTTGTATTTACGGGATGGACAGTAACATATACAGCTGGTAATGCATACGTTGATTTTACAAAGTCTGTAATTGGTGTTTGTTCATCACCCAAATTTAACGGAGTAACAACCGGAGTAACGGCGACAAATTTAGCAACTACAGCAGGAAGTGATCCAAAATGGATATCAGAACAATTTATCGGTACAACTGTAATTGGAGGATATTGGACGGATGGAGGGCACTCATCCTATTGGAAACAATTACCCGAAACCGGTGGATCATTTAATTCGTTAAGGCAAATTGAAATTAACTCTGCCTATATTGCTGGTAAACTTACATATATTGATAAAAAATCAACGCTATTAAATCCAAAAATAAACAGAGAAACAGGCTGGGTTGATTCTTATAGAGTTCCTATAAGTGCAATTCAATTTGGTAATTTTTTGTTGGATATTAAACTTACCGGAACACCTGAACCTGGATTTACTTACGGTTTATCAGTTATTAATTATGGATCAGCCCCCGGAGTTATACATAATTATTATGTAGGTGTTTCAAAATTCGATTCAAATAATATTGGTACTATTATATTCAATGCAAATTTAAATACTCCCACGGATTTTGAAGAAATACAAGAAATTGAACTAACAACTTATGGTACATCGCAAGCAACAGTAACGGGAGCCAGAGTGCTTATTTTTTGGAATGCCCTAAAAGGTGCAAGTAATTTATCTCATACTTATTTTACACCTGAATATGGTTGGTATTTCAACCAAGAATACCTGTTTGATAATGTATCAAATATTGGTGAATTTTATAACAGAAATCGAATTAATGTCATCGAATCAGGATATGTAAATAAAACCGATTTAAATAAATATCCAATATTAGAATTACCGATTGAGGGAACTTTTGAAACCATGTTCCCTTATACGGGTTATTACTCTAATAAGAACATATTAGTACAAACATACACAAACAGAAAAACGTTAACATCAAATTTTAATAAAATTGGTATCCAATTTACAGCATATAAAAATGATACGATACGGATTTATAGAACAAATACCTATAATCCTATAACAGGGATGCTGGGGACTTCAAATTTAACGGCATGTACTAAATTGTATGAAACTATATTGACAACAGACATTCAAGTAGTTGATATAAACTATTTCTTGCTTCCTGATACTTTTTCATTAAAGCAAAATGAAAGTATTTTAGTTGCCGTATTTTCTTCAGGCATTCCAAAAATAGCACAACATGTTGAAGTTGGGAGAACTTACTTAAATAGTTACGAGATATTTTTATCCACAACTAACGGAATAGCCGAAAATACAACTATTAGTCATGGTGGAATACCTAGCTATGCAGGAGTTCCTGTTAGACTATTGATGGATGTCCAATTTTTAAAACCATCCGATATACCTGGAATTTCTCAACAAGTTGGAAGTAATTTAGCTTTAAACCCACATCTGACACTACCAGCTAAAATATATTGTGCCGTTGGTGTAGAGCTTAACCTATGGAATGATGGGATAGTACTTGGAACCGACAGAGGTTTAGCATCACCATTGGAATATCAAATTCATTGGTATTGCTCAAAAGGAAAAATATTTGAGAGAGGATTCAGATTTACTCCGGTATTGGTTGATGTTGGAACGACATCATTAACTGTATATGTATACGGTGAAGGAAACATTCTTTTAGTTACAAAAATAGTCAGTCTGATTGTTGTTGCAAATATTGCTCCATCCGTTTCACAAAATGTTGTAATGGCAGGGGATAGTTTAAATTCAAGCGCACAAATAACTACTCCAACACGTCTTAATTTTGTAAATTTAGGAGGCACAGTCCCGTCATTTATTGGTTCTAAAGGAACATCACCAAACCAACACGAAAGCAATGGAGGATGGAAATTTAGCGATTTTGCCACACAAGGAAGACAAAGATACAGACTTCAGGTAACGGGAGTGACATCGTTGGCATTATCATCTTTATATACTCAAGGTGGATATAAATTTAGTATTGATGAAATTAATATAACAGGTGGAACCGGTAACATAGCAATTTCAAAGAGTACACCTTCCGGAGATTTGACATTACCAAACGGAACATTAACAAAATCATCCGGAGCAGGAGATGCAACAATTAATTACACGGGAGCCGTTTTGGAAAGTACCAATCCATTTTGGAACCCAGCAATATCCCAGGTTGATTTTATTTATTATTGCACACAAAGAGCTATCTCAGTCGTGAATTTACTAAGCATCCAATGTGGTATCAACGACAACGATTTGGGGGCTGATGCTGCCGGAAAACTGCTTTTAAAACAGTACATTGAAACTTTATATAACAAATTAATTGCTCACAATTCAAGTGCAAAAATGGTAGTTCAATTGCCTTCTACAGGTGGCAATACTAAAGGGGGATCAGGTGCAAATTATGGTGCAACCTGGGAAACGCAAACTTACTATTATAATGTATTTCAAATCCGTGAGTATATATTGGCTAATTACGACAATAATCCCCTGTTCCCGAATCTATACATAGGAATTGCCGGGCTTGTTATTGACAGATATTACGGTTATAATTTAGATGATGCTGCCATTTCTGCCAGATATACCACGCTCGAAAAAGTTCATACAAATAGCGTTCATCCGGGAACGAGTGGTTATAATCAAATGGGAGATGGAACGTATCCGCTATTTTTGAAATTGTTGCAGTAACTTCAAATCAATAGGTAGTGAGTACAACAACTCACTACCAAAAAAAACAAATATATGAAAAATCTTAAATCTTGGAAAACAACCCTTATAGGGATTATCTGTTTAGTTAACGTTTTTGTCTGTTTATTTTTGGTCTATCTGAAAATAGTACAGATTAGCGATGTATCTATGTATTTACCAATTTCAACACCTATAATTTTAAGTGTTGCAACATTTTTTACAAAAGATAGTAACGTTACGGGCGGAACAATTAAACAATAGAATTAAACTACCTCGATAAGAGGATAAAATAAAAAAAAAATAATGATGGGGGCAAATGAATGGATAGCAATTGTTAGCGTTTTTCTTGTTAATGGGGGTTTTTTATTTGCATTTTTTTTAAATATGAATGTGAAAATTGCAGAGATAAACGAAAGGTACATCGCACTACAAAAAGAGGTATCAGAGCATAAGGATGATAACAAGGATTCGTTTAATGAATTAAAAAATATGTTTTCCGAAACTGAAAAAAATAACCGGCAGGATCACGGGAAACTATTTGATAAATTTGATAAGGTAGGCGAACAGGTTATGAACGCAACAAGAGTATTTCTTAAAAATCAAACAGTATAAATTATGCAACTATCTAAAAACTTTTCGCTTGACGAGCTTTGCGTCACTAATTCAGGACTCGCAAACCGACCAAATCAGGAACAAATAAACGCATTGACTGATTTATGTATTCATGTACTGCAACCTTTACGGGATTTATATGGAAAACATATAACGGTCAATTCGGGGTTTAGGAGTGCAAAAGTTAATCAGGAAGCAAATAAAGGTAAGATTAAACCTTCTCAACACATGAAGGGGCAAGCGGCCGACTTGGACAATGGACGTTCTGAAAATATAATCCTCTACAATTTAATTTTGAAACATTTCGAATTTGACCAATTAATCAACGAGTCAGATTTTGCCTGGATTCATGTTTCGTATAAGAAAACAGGGAATAGAAAAATGTTACTGAAGCTATGAAAACTCAATGCTCACAATGTAAAAAAGTAGACAGTACGCAATTTGTGGACTTTGGTTGATATTGTGATACTTGTTTTAACGATAAATTTATACTAACTCAATTATGAAAACATTATTTTTAAAATATTGGATCTACTTAGTAGTATTTGTAATTGCCGGGTTTATTGGACTTTTAATAGGTCGCTCAAATACGACTGAAAGTATTAAATATGTAAAAGGTGAAACAGTAACCGATACAATTTATAAAGAAAAAATTATACTGGTTAAGTCTGAAATTCCCAAAATACCTATTTTACCAACCAAAACCGATACTATTTTTAAAGATGGAAAGCCTGTATTTACTTATTTAAAAGTTGATACAGCTCAAATTATCGCAAACTATGTTATAAAACATACTTATAAAACGGTTGCATTTGATGATAATAACGGAAAATTAACCTTAACCCCGATAGTTCAGTATAATGAATTACAAAGTTATGGTTATGAATTTACACCGATAACGAAAGTAATCACCAAAACACGTACATTGATACCTTTTATAAATGCTTCTTATAATACCATGGGTTATTTTGGTGCCGGTGGTGGTCTTTATTATCATAATGTGGGTGTTGGTGTATCATATCTGACTAACTTCTCAAATAAGGGCTTAGAAATAGGATTACATTATAAGTTTTAAACTCATTGGATTGTTTACTTCATAGTATTAGTATTGTTTATTTTATTACAAAAGAAAAGGCAGCCTGCGAAGGTCGCCTTTTTTGCTTTATGTATATGTTTTAAAACATGTTTTATTTAAACCTCACCACAAACGAATTAAAATTAGTTGCAATGTAGGTTTTTTCGGTCATTGATAAACAGGTTACATGAAACATTTCTTCTTGCATAATTTCCTTATACCGTTTACTAATCCGTTTTGTAACCCCTGAGCCATCCCGTTTAATTTGAGATATGAAAATTAGTTCACTTCCTTTTTTCATTCCAACTATTTTAAAATTAATAAATAAATCACATAAACAATAAAGGCAATGAATGAACCGATTAACGAACCAACAAATGAGGTTTTAAAATGGTCGGATTTCTTTTTGATTGAGCGGAATTGTTTCATAATACTATTTTTTATAAAGTTTTAATTCATTTAGTCCTGCAAACTTGCGAACATCGGATTCAAACGCTTCAACATCCGCAAAGAAATTTAATGTTTGTTCTTCGGGCACACGTGGAGACATATAACTCATATAATCCTGATATGCCTTATCTAACTTAAAATTCAATTTTGAAAGGTCGCCTTTAACCCCAAATGAATTTAAATACTCCTGCATATCTTTTTGAAGGGTTCGGGCAATGGTGTGTAGGATGAAGATTGCACCTTCGTATTTGAATACTTCCTGTTGATTGAAGCCTTTAGAGATCATTTGGTTGTAAAGTTGTTTATTGATCATAATTTTATTTTTCGATTAATTGATAATAATCACATTCACCACAATTTTGAATACATCCTTGACGCTCTCCGCATGATTGATGTGATAATGGATTATCATTTATACATTCAAAATCTTCTTATTTAGGTTCTATATCTATTGAATCGATAATGTCTTTTATTTTTTCCATACTATCTTTCTTTAATTTTTTGAATTGTTGATTTTAGTTGAGCAATAATATCTTTTTGATTTTTAGTTTGATCCTTTAGAAAATCTAACATTACATTATATTTTCTAATTTCCCTCCATGCCGGTGATTTTCTTCTTTCCAATTCAAGTTCATTTAAGAGTCTTTTATTATCGTCTCGTAGAAACTGTAATTCGGAGGCGTAACGTCCCTTGTGGGTGCGTAGTATTGGTTTCTCAATAGAAAATAAAGCATCCATTTTATTGAATATTTCTTTATGTGATTTTAGCATAGTTCTTTTTTTTTTTTAAAAATTTCGATTTCTTTTCCTTCGCTATTAAAATAATACACCTCAAAAAACACCATCCCGCCAAATTCAACCTTAAAATAAGTTTCACATTTTTTCTTTAGTGATTCAATGGACATATTTACAACCTTGTTTTTATTATCTAAAATTTGCTGTTCGGTTGCATTTATATTAAATGAATCGTGAAATTTATTTTGTGAGTGATTGAATTTGGAGGATACGTGTATTTGCATGGTATTGATTATTAGTTACTTATCAAAAGGGGAGGTCGTTAACTTTGTTTGGATCAAGTGTGTTTGAATCAAATATCGGAAACGGTTCCGCATGACTTCCATCTCCCATCGGTTGCACCTCTTTAATTTCGGGGGATGTTGTCGCCCATCCGTCCGCTTCATCCTCTCTTGGTGCCGGTGCTTCGTATGCGTGAATTTGCTCCTTTTTGTCAATGATTTGAATTTTTGCATTGAAATAGGTATTTCCGTTTTTTTCAGTTTTAATGAAAATTATGTCAGCATCCAAAATTCCAAAACGTTCAACACGGTCAAAAGTGAAATTAGAACAATTCAGTCCAAAAGCATAAGTTACTTTTTCTTCGTATGTCCCGGCTTTGATTAATGAGCCTACTTGTTCTTTTGTTGCACCTGACTCAATAGCTGCCATCGCTAACTTATTTGCATCTTCTTTGTTGTCTACTGAACAGAATAAGGATTTGATGCAATAGTTATCCCCCTCTTTGATACTTTTCTTTATTATTTTTGCTTTCATGTTATTGATTTTATTTTAATGGTTTAATTTATTAAAAAATGATAGTCTTTCCTATCAGTCATTGAGTCGCTCTCAAAGTATGTCTTTCCATCGTCAAAGGGTTGATGTTAGTGAATAACCCAAAAATCACATTATATAAAATTAATCTTTTGGTGCAATAAACGGAAATACATCAAGAATTTTTGTTTCAATAATTGAGGCAATATCATAATCTGCCATTGATCCTTTCATCCCTTCTTTCAAATTTATTTCAGCTTCTTTTGTGTCATTTGCCTGCACATACATCGTGGTAGACGTTTTCTTTTCGATCCCTTTCTCTTCATCTAAGGAAATGAAATACACCTTACATTTATACCATTTATCACCGTTTTCATTCGCGAATAGTTCATTGATGCGCGCCCGGCGAATAGAATCAACAATAAATTTACCACTAATAAATGGTTCCATTTCTTCATTGATACGTTTTTCTGCTTCTGTAAATGTTAATGCATCTACCAGATAAGATTCTGATACTTTTACGATTTTACCTTCTTCAGCGGTTTTTTCGTATTTAATTTTTGTTTCAAACCAATTTAACATAATATTTTGTTTTTAAGTGAGTTGTTTATTTTAAATCAAATTATAAATATATTTTTTATCCCATCCTTAACCCCCACCGCCACAAATACGGTAGAAGTTATTAATTTACTGCTCAAGTACTTCTTTGTGTGTGTATCAGCACTTAGTCTGTTCGACCCGTGAATAGTGATGATTTTCGGGTTTTTGGCTCCTGTTTTTTTTATGAAATTTATCACATCATTATCGGATAAATGCCGTTTGCATTGTTTTCGCATATCATCAGTAACATCCTTTAAATGAATTAAACAGTCATTATAATTGCATTCGATTAGGAAATTTTCAACTTTCATCATCCTGATCCACGTTAACAATGGACTGTTTTCGCTATATTCAAAATCAGTTCCAAAGAATAAAAATTTATCCTCGACTAAAGATTTGATTATAAAGCACATTGTTTGTACATCTCCATGTTTTTCCAAGAATCCAAACGCCTTGAAATGTTCACTAACATTTTTTTCCTGTGCTAAATATGTAGGCATGACCGCTTCAAATTCCCCCTTGTATTGTGCATGATCCATATGTGAATGCGAAATAATACACATTTCAGGGGGTAATTTCCCGATCCGATGTTTAACATATGTTTGTCGGGGCATCCCTGCTTCGATAAGGATAGAATTTCCATCCTTATCTAACAGTTCGTACAAGTTTCCGGATGAACCGGTGGCAATTACATTTATGCGCATTAGAAAAATGATTGAATTTCGGATTGTTTTGAATCGGTCATTTCAGTTGGTATAACCTCCGGTTCTTTTTCAACTTTTGCAGTTACTTTTTCAGTAGTTTTTACCGGTTCTTTCTTTTCTGCCAATTCTTTTTTTGCGGCTTCCAATGTGTTTTTGTTGTCATCAACAAGCTCATAATGTGTGTATTCAGAACTTTCATCATAAGCCAGTACACTTTTCAATTCCTCTGAAATTTTAGGAATAATTTTCATAAGGTTACGAACAACAATTTTTTCAAAGTGAATTGAATTGTTTGTTTTTGTATAGTTTGCTGCCTTGAATCCCTGACTAAATTTGGCACGTTCTATGATTTCGGCACAACTCATGAAGATGTCATAAATTTGATCGTCAGTAGTAATAAACACAGCATAGTAACCTACTGTTGGTTTAAAGACATCGTTTTGTCCATCAAAAGAATAATTCCCGGTAGTCATATCACTAATAATCTGTACACCATCATGAATTTCGCAGGTATAAAAACGCTTGCAATTGGCAAGTTTCAAAATCTGTTGTTTCTGAAAATTGATGTCGAAAATAACAAGGGCTTCATATTCACCAGTTGCAGTTTTGACCTCGGCACCACCTTTTTTTTCTTTCTTAAAAATTTCAAACGGGATAAATGAAATTTCTTTTTTGGCGAATGATGCGCCTGATTCGGTCGCCCGGAATACTGCATTCATTAATGAGGCTGATTTTGTTTTGCTCAATTTTTCCAACATTTCATCATTTTGCGAAAAAAGCAAATCGGAAAATGTTTTTAAGAATTGTACTTTAAATTCAGGAGCGTTTGAACCTCTCATTTTAAGGTACTGTTCGGATAGTGGGGTGAATTCGTCCTGTAATGCGATTGTTGTTACTTGGGTTGTTGTTTCTGTTGTCATAGATTTATAGCTTTAAATAATTTTTAATTAATGTTTCAGTCGTTGGGTTGAATGGTAAATCGGTTTGAATATAATTCTTTACGGTGATCCATGCCAACTGTGTGGCCTTCGAAATTGAGTAGAGAGAAATTTGTTCCCTCTCTACTTTTTGTTTGATTTGTTCCCTCATAATGCTTTAATTTAGTTGTTTTAATACTGTTTAGGATGCAAATATATATAAATTATATTATATAATATACAATATATACAACTATTTTTGAGGGATGGTAAAAATATAACATTTGTTAGTATTGCGGTCTATTTTATTATTAACTCTTTATCATATGTCGCATAAGCTAACACACAATTCAGTCCTAAAGAGTTAATAGGATCGGTCGTACTGCTTTCGCAATTATCCATAATGGTTACACCTGTGTAGCCTTTTAATCGTTGCAAATTGAATAAAATTTGAAGTTTTGTATTGTTTTGAAGTGAGCCATTACACTCGTATGGGAACGTTTTCCCGTTTGCAGTGATTTTAAAAGTGCCTTTATATTCGTCCCTACTAATTACGTATTCCAGTAATTCAACATCTATCAAAATATCCCCGGCGAACTCTTGTTTAACAATGTTGGTTAAGTTACTGAAATAATCAGAAATTTCAGTTGTTAAGGTTGTGATCTGTTCGATAATTTGTAAAAGATTCGCCTGTTTTTCTTTGATTTGTACGGATCGGTTCACAATCATTTGTTTATTATACTCATTAATTGCTTTTGCTCCGATTATTAGTTCTTTGATTCTTTCAAATTCTAAATGAGCGTTTTTTAATTCAATTGATATTCCCACCGATTCAGGCAGTTTTTCGGGTGTTGGTTCGATAAGATTTGATAATTCGGTTTGCTTTTCGGTTAGTTGGGTTGAAAGTTTTTCTAAATCATAATTTAACCCACGTATTTTTTCATTTGACTCAGTGATTTTTCTTTCTTTTTCAACGTCAAAAAATGTTTCAGTAACTAAATTGTCATCTGTTACGTGTTTGTTCGACTCAATCAATAAGTTTAATTTTTGCTCAGCTTCTTTTAATGCGTATTTTGCTGTGATGTATTCGGAATTGATAGCAGACATCTCTTTTTCGAGTATGCGCCTATTTTCGGCTTTATATTGCTTAATTTCAATTTCATTTTCAGAATCAAAAACCAATTTTTCTGTTTTTTCAGCGTTCGATTTTGCGGTTGGACACTCCTGTTTATTCAGTGGGCATCCGCTCTCTTGTCCACTAAAAATAAAAACACGTTCTGAAATTTCCTTTATTTTCGCAGCGTTTTTGACTAAAACGTAGTTATTACCAAAATACTTTGAAGCATAAAAATTAAGATCAGTAAAGTATTCCATGATAAGCAGCTTTTTTTGTAAATCACTTAACTCTTTTTCGAGTTGGTCGGTCGGTTCGGTTTGTTTAGGTGTAAAAGTTGAGTTTTTTAGGGTTTCGAGTTGTTCGGTTTCAGATTCAATCTGACTTTTTATTTTACTGATTGAAATTTCAGTATCAGAAATTGACTGGGATAGTTCGCTTTTCTTTTTCAAATAAACGGATGATGCTTCATTATTCGTCTTATTAATTTCGGAAATTGAATCGGTGTTCGTTGATCCGGACAACGCTAAAAATTCAGCATTCAATTTTTCGATATCGGTTGGAATTTCAGGCACCGGCACATCCTTTATATTTTTGTTGGCATCCTGTAATCCTTTGACCAAATCAACTTCAATTTTTTTCGATTTCTTCAGCTCTTTTAATTTTAGCGATGAAGTGTTCACATCGTAATCCGGTAGTTTACTTTTTAGAATATCAATGAAAATTGAACGTTGTAAATCCTCTTTCTGATTGAAAAAATAGTCTGTACCAAATTTGTAAAAGTCCTGAAACTCATCGCTAAAATCATTAACGACAATTCCGTTCTTTCGGCATTCGGTGGAACGTTTAATTTTTATTTCTTCAATACCGGCCCGGTTAGTTTGAAATAATGGTTGTACAATCCTTTGCCATTCATTCCCATAATTGTCGAAATATGACACATCGGCAATTGCATCGTGCAGGTCAACCCGGTTGTCATAGACCTGTTTAAATTCGTTCCCGGATAGGTCTTTTCCTGTTAATACAAAACTGATAGCTTCTAAGATTGTTGATTTTCCTAAACCGTTCCCTCCTGTGATTTGTGTGGGGATTGCAAAGCCTAAATCTTCAAGTGATTTGAATTTTTTAATAAATAGTTTCATTTGGATTATTTTTATTGATTAGTATCGTTTATTTCTTTAGGTGCGTAAATTCTTCATGTAATTCATTCCAAAAATCTAACTCTTCCCATGTCCATAGAAATGAATTTTTAATAGTGTATTCGGGATCATTTTCCAAATCTTCAAGGGATAATGATTTTTCATTTAAAGCGGATTTTACAAACTTACTTAACGATCTCTTTTCTCTTAAAAACTTTTCAAGGGGTTTATTTGCTAAATTTATTTTTTTAGTGCTCATTTTATTTATTTTTTAAGTTCATTTTCATAGCGTAGAATCCACCTTTGCACTGCCATTTCTTTGATTTGTTCAGTACGGTTTTTTTCATAATTGAAACCCATATCAACAGGATTAAAAGCTCTAATTCGTGCATCACACAGCCTATTTATAGCCTTTTCAATATAAATAACTATTATTTGAAGCCTTACATTTTTAAGCGTAAAGGATTCGTTAATATCCATGTATTCGTCAATTGATTTGCTCATAAGATTAAAGTTTTTGAAAGTTACATTTATTTTGATTGGTACATATTCCATTAATTTCTTAATATCTCAGGTTATTTCCTTAAGACGATGTAAAAATACAAAACCTTTTTCAATCCTGCAAATATATTATGTTAAATAAATAATATATTTTCATTTAGTTTGGAAGGGGTTGATTTTGAGGGGAGGGGCGTTTTAAAATAAAATAGGGCTTGTTTTTTGTACTTCGGTTTTTGCATATCCAAATTCTTTTATTTCATCAGAATTTAATTTATTTTGATTTATCAATCTGGTGGCATCTTTAAAAAACCCTTTTTTAATTTCAAATCCAAACGCTTTTCGATTACAATTTTCAGCAGCCAAAAGCGTTGATCCGCTTCCGGCACATGGATCAATTACCACTTCACCATCATCGGTAAAAATTTTAATCAGTCGTTCTAATAATTCAACCGGTTTTTGTGTTGGGTGGATTTTTTCTGTTTTTGTGTCCTTTGCCCAATCCATGCAATTCATTATCATTTTGCCTTTATTATTAAATTTAGGAAGTTTGTCCCGATAAAGCAGCACGGCATATTCGCAATTACCTACTACTTTCATATTCGCCTTTAAAACTTGAGCAGAAAAGTTTTTGCGAAAAACCAAATTTATATATTTATTTAGACCGTATTTTTTAGCCTTTTCAATAATTTCAAACTGTTGATCGAACGCACAAAATACAATCATACAAGGTGATTTACCTGTTTCTTTTGGCTCTGGTCTAAGCATTTTAGTACAGAAGTGTAAAAACTCTGATATTTTAAAATCTTTATCGGTATCAAAAAACTCGGTTCCTGCAAGTTTTGATTCACCGTTTTTGTTGTCTCCATCCTCATACCATGAAGGATTTGATGCATAAGCGTTTATTCCTAAATTATATGGAATGTCTGCTATTATTAACTGTGCTTTTGGAATGTTGTATTGTTTATAATTTTGGAAGTGATCGTTATATAGTGGCATATTATTTATTTTTAGACCTATTTATTTTTAACCCATTTCCCATCCATAAACATTGCATCAACCCAAGGTTGAATTTTATCATTACACCGGGATCGTCTGATATTAGCCATGTGCATAGCCGTTTCACCTCCAAACTCTTTTGTGATAATGCCGGAAAGTTGGGCGTCGGTCAAACGAATACCAGGATACATTTTATAGGCCTTTTCGGTAATTGATAAGTACCAATTTTGTTTTAGTTCTTTCATTTTGTATTGTTGTTTTATTTAATTAATTATATTTTATCGCCATTTCACGTGAAATAAAAAAATGAATACCCGATGAGCATTCGTTAAATCTTTCTTCGTCAAAATCAAGTACTTCGTTGATTTTGCCTACTTTATAGATGAAATCAGAATCATGATTGCTTCGAATTTCTTTTAATTCAGAGATTGAGCCGTCAATATTTTGGATTTCCAAACATTTAGCCTTTGAGCATCGACATTTTAAAGATGTTGCGGAGCTTCGTTTAGCATCCTCACAAATTTCAATTTTTACGATCTTGCCTTGCGCTTTTTTATATGCTATAAAAGAATCATCGGGACATTGAGAAAGTAAGAATCCTGTATTTTCATTATAGTCTGCACCGCTCAGGTTGGCACCGCTCAGGTTGGCATGTCTTTTAATGGCTTCTAAAACGGTATTTTTAAGAGTATTATTTTCACATTTTAATTCAAAAAGTAATGATCCAAATACTGATTTAATTTCAATTTTTGTTTTCATTTTGTTGCTATTACGATGATAGTCAATATTAATAAATACACTCCGATAATCCAAAGGATTGCGTTTGTGATCCGATCAGATTTTTTGCTTTGAAAAAATGAGGTAAAAAAGATGTCGAGTTTGTAGAGTTTATTTTTCATTTGATTTGATTGTTGTGAATTACATATTTTGAACTATGCAATCCGTGATGATTAATGGTTGAGCAACTTGTTAATAATAAAATTGAAATAATGAGTAAAATAAATTTTATTTTTTTCATATTGATTCGATGGATATTAATTTAGCTGAGTTTCTGATTTTTAGTTGAATTTTGGCAATAAATTTAAATTTGGCTGTGATTGTTTCAGTATAATTTATTGATCCTTTTGGTGTCATTATTTCAAATGTACCAGTGTATGTTTTATTTTTCATAGCTTTTATAAAATAATGGTTTCTTACTTAAATTTTCCGGATCGTTACCAAAACAAGCCGGGCGGGTATCACTGAATTTATTCTCGCATATTTTAAGGCGTTCTAAGCAGCAAAAATAACAGGGATTAAGCAATGTGTCATTTTTTAAAATGATTTCTTTGGCAATGATAACACCCCCAAAAATACGGGACGTTGTACCTGGTGCAATGTAGATTCGTTTTTTAGTTTTGTTCATAGTTAATTCAAGATTAATATATTTGTCGATAAAACATTATTTGAATCTTTTTCGAAAAAATAAAATGCGATAACCGTTATTAACGGAATAATTAAAATATCATTTTTAAACATGGTTTTAAGGGTTAAAGTGAATGATTAGCTATTTAATTGTTTCCACTGCTCGATTGCAAGATTCAAACTCATTTCAATAATCTTAAATTTTTTATCCGACCTTGGAGTATTAATTATTTGACCTGATTTCAACCAATCCTCCCATTCTTGAACCGTTTTTATTTCGCAGCCAAATATGATATGGTAATCTGTTAATGTGAGATTATAGCAGAAATTTAAAATAAAAACTTTTTTAGTCACCTCTGCATCACCGAACACCCTTGCATTACCGAACACCTCTGCATCACCGGACACCCTTGCATCACCGAACACCCTTGCATTACCGAACACCCTTGCATCACCGAACACCCTTGCATTACCGAACACCTCTGCATCACCGAACACCCTTGCATCACCGAACACCTCTGCATCACCGGACACCCTTGCATCACCGAACACCCTTGCATTACCGGACACCCATGCATCACCGAACAGATTTTCTTCTTTTTCTAAAAATCCTCCCTTGTCTCCAATTTTACCCCATTTGCAATCAGTGATTAATTCGATTCTAAATAGCGTTTTGCCTAAAAAATTTACCTTTGTCTCTGATGTTAATTTGAAATGTTTCATAAGATTTGTTTATTTGTTAAAGTGAATAATTAATAACATTGATAAGATAAGAGCCAATAAGGCGATGAGATTTTGCAAGTTGCGTGAATTGAATTTTTTCATGTGATTAGTATTTAAGTGGTTATTGAACTGCTTATCGGGTGTTTTGTCTTTCATACTTCTTTTGCCAATTTATAAAGAGTATTAGAGCTCTTTTCACATACACACATATAAGTTTCAAAATGCTGAATAAGATAAAGTTTAACAGCTTCTTTTTTGTTTTTAGCTTCAATTGTCATTGCTTCAATTTTGTACTTTTTCATACTGTTTATATTTAAATTGTTTGTATTTCATTTAAAGATTCTCTTGTGATTGTCATGATCGTTATATTTAGTAGTTGTTTAATTGAATACCCAAAAGTAATACATTCATTTCAATTATGCAAATATATTATCTACTTTCTGCAATAAAATAACAAACTTTATATATTATCAAGCAAAATAGTTGTAAATAGGGCTTCGTTCCCGTCCATATTGATTAATTCAAGGTTAATATCAACCGCTCCCATGCTTCCAAATTCTTTATTTTGTCGACAATTTGCGATTCCAGCTTTTGGATTACCCATATAATTATCATCAATAGGCAAATAAACTACTAAAGAATTGCATTTATTCTGAATTGCACAGTCCAAATAGTGAATGAATTTTTTTGTTAGTTCGTTATAAAATAGATTTGTTTTTGATAGTAGTACCGGTAAAATCTGATTTTCCATAAACAAGGTATCTTTTTCAACTTTCCTGTATTGTCCCTGATTCGTGCATTTGGATAGATAAGCCTTATTTGCTTCTATTTTCTGCCGTATAAAATCCACCTCTGTTGAATCCATTGTTTGAAATGGTATGTTTGATTTAATGAGGGGTGCTTCTTCCTTAACGGGCTTTAAAATGGGCTTTGTTTGTTTTAGTTGGATCATGATGGTTTGTATTTTAAAAAGGCAGTTCAATTTTCTTATTTTCTTCACTCAAAATATCTTCAACATCCCCCTGTATTTCCCTCCGGCCCTTATAAAATCGCTGACATTTATCAGGTTCACCATATAACCTCATTAATACCTCTTTTACCACATTCCGGGGTGTTTTTTGCGTTATAATTTCAGGGAATAACATAATGTTTGATACGGAAAAATAACCCGATGGGGTGCATGCTGTGATTCGATCCTTTGACAAAATATCCTTTAATTCCATCATTACATATTTTATGTCGCCTGCCTGGCTATTAGGCAAAATTGATTCTTGATAAATTGATTCTAACTTTAATTTTGAAAAATTGCATTCAAAAACAAATTCATGCCAAATTTTCTCCAATTCTTCAAAACTTGTTTGCTCCGGTTTAGTGAAATGAATGCTTAAAATTCTTCGCTCTTCCTCATCCTTAACAAATATAATCGGATCAAAATTACTGGTCATTAAATAGTTTCTATGACATTTTTTCGGGCGGTGAGAACTCTTATATTTGTATTCAACTTCGCACGTATTAGAGGTTATCATAGACTTAAATTTATCATATACCTTCGTCATATCGTGGAAGCCAGCCTCATCCAAAATCGTACACCGTGAATTTATAGCAGTGGGTATATCAAATCGTCCTAATTGCATTTCTCGTCCTAAATTTGATTTGTGAGCATCTGCATTCTTTTTGCACTCACCATTTAAAAAACTGCAAATGTATTCCGAAATAGTTGTTTTCCCGGTCATTTTTTCTTTGCTCCAT